CGGTGATCCAGTGATGGACGAGCCCTTCTTGGACCTCATTGGACGCCGCGTGTTGTCGCTCACTAAGGGGCAAACACAATTTCACAATTTTGATAGATTGTGGAGCTTATTCGTAGAGATCAAAGAGAAACTCTTGAAGAATCCTGGGGGGTACAATAGGAATTGGTTCCCCACTCTACCCGCAAAGATGGCCCTTAAAGCCGAAGTTCGCACTCATGACATTGATCGGACCAAGGTACGTATCTTCTTTATTGTCACATTCCTTAAATACTTAATCGATAAGTACATCTACAGCGCCCCATTCAATTATATTTATGGGCGCAAAGAGGTGGGTATCGGTTTCAACAGATCCCATGGAGAATATGACAAATTCTTTGCCAAAACTATGAGAGCAGAGTGGCAAGAGGCTCGAGCAAAGGTAGCATGCATGGACGGTGATCTGCATAAAATGGATCAGTCTATGTTGGCCGTTTACCTTAACTGGGTCTTTATGCTTCCCCTGTTCTTCTATAAGGAAGGATTCCGAGAAGTGGACGCACGGGGAAATCACAAGGTTAGTAATTATGAGACCTTGCGTGCGTTCATGGCCTTCTCAGCAGATGATATTGCAGTCTCACTTATCAAGTGGGTCGGCACAGATTACCGCTGGGTTATAGGAGTTATGTTTTCCGGCCTGTTCGGTACATCAGCCGGAGACACTTTGTATGCTATCTGGGCAAAGACCGCATTCAGAATGCACTGCCATCGCCGACTCGAGACATGGTGTAAAAGCGTTGGCTTAACACCCGAGGAGACCAGAGCAGAACTGAATTTGCTTCAAATAGTATCCTTTGCCAAGAAGTATGGTGATGACCTTATTGACCTGCTTGTGGCAAAACATCTTTGGCTGGTTGTGTCACCCGAACCGGCCTCCTTTGTCGAGTTGCAGACTCGCCAAGGGAACGTCACACTTAAGCCCCATTATATGCAAGGTTGGTACAAACGAAATTTTAATCTGGACATTAAGATGAGCGAAACGCGCATCTTCACTCATGAAGAACCATGGACTACAGTTGTTAATCACAAGTTTGATGTCATGGTTACCGAAGGTCCAGTCTACCTAAAGCGACGAACTATCAGGCTCCAGAGCAAGATCTCTGGGGAAGTTGATTACTTCCCCTGGCGCTCAACGTCTGATTACATTGCTAAGTGCTGCAACACCGTGTCAATGACAGGTGTGGGCTCCGCCACCTACTGGATTGCCAAGTGGCGTGGACTCATGATTGACACGTGCGGCACGAATGTGATGGCGTATGCGTTCCTAAGGTACCTCCACGACTACTTTATAGAAGAGTGGGAAGGAGTGGAAAAACACTTAGAGGACGATGTTCGTTATTATCTCCGTGAAGGGGTGTGGCCTCGAGGTGAATCCGACCTCATCCCCCTCTTTAAGAAGCTGGCAGTGCACTTTGACATGTCAGGAATGGTAGGAATGACTCGATGTCCAACTAGACGCGAAATCTTTGAGAAATACGTCCCAAACGAACACATCTTATCCCAGCGTGCACACGTTCATAGTCTTGTTCGCCATTATCGTGATCCCATGAAGCTAATTCAGGTTACTACGAAAGGCGCAAGTTCAGGGCACTGGGAGACCGGAAGATAGTGTAAGCCTGCATGGCTATACGTCCGAGGATGACGGGATAAACTAAGAAATCGGTATAGACACCGCTGTTTC